TGACTGATGCCTTTAAGTCATTAGCCATGGTGCAATCCTGTGAGGTGGTGCGCTCGTCAGCGCGCAAGCAATCGTGATCAGCAGACTCTCAATCCGTTCCTCCGGCGTCGCCTCACTCATCAGCCCGACTGGCATATCCATCCGGGCTGCTGGAGTCATCCTCCAGATGCGCCTTTCGGCGCTTGAATAGGGCGCTCTTTCATTACCTCCGCGATAATGGCGTTACCGACTTCGACGCGCAGATCGGCAGCGGCTACGCCTTCCGCAAGCAACGGCGTACCGTCGGCGCAGCGCACGCAAGCAATCCACCAGTACTGGCCGCCCGCGGCGATGTCCCGCATCACTGGTCGGCGCACCTGTAGTGGTGGCAATCCTTCGATGTTGGCATCGCGCCACCCGTCGCCTAGATATTCGGTTCCGATTGGCATTAGGCTGGCTTCGCTTCCGAGAAACTAAAGTTGATGGTCGCTGCGCCCTGCCCGTCGTACGAACGGCTGGCGCTGTTCAACATACAAGTGATGCTGTAAGACGTACCCGAGTTTCCATCTGTCCAACCGACAATGGTCTTGGTGTCCGTTGCGGTATTGATAAGCAGCGTGAGCGCCGTTTCCGCAGCGGTTGTAGCCATTGCCGTGCAAGTGATCTTGCGCGTAACACGCCCAGCCATTGCCAGCGTGGTGAGGTCGAGCGTGGTGGTAATGTCAATCTCTTGGCGCGATAGGTCAATCGTCACGTTCTGTACCGGAATGGTTACCGCGTTTATCGTGAGCGTCCCGCCGTATCCCGCTGTGTATGTCGTTGGCATCGTTTAACTTTCGTCGTGGGTAAGGAATGTTGTAGTGACTACGATTATTCGTTCAGCATCGCCCGTACCGTCATCGGGTACAGCGTCAAGCGTTCTCATGTTGATATCAACCATCCGGAACGTAATGTTTCCTTCCGTCACACTAATGGCAAATGCTTCGGTAATGTCGTCGGCTACGTCCATTGCTTCCGATACCGTTGCAGCGACGCAGGAGAAGTTCACCGACAGCGTGACCATGTTCGTGACGGTGTTCGTGGTCTGCGCCCATGCGGCAGACGTGAACTCGTAAACGACATACGGCAGCGGATCGCCCTGCCGCCGCCAGCGCGGCGACAACTCAGCCACGCCGATGCGCGTCTTTAGATAGTCGTACAGCGCTTCCGTAATGGTCTTTAGGCTTCTACTTGTTGCCACGTAAAGCCTCCTTAGCCGCTTGGAGGATGTAGTCGCGGAGGTTCTTCGTGATCTCAGGCAGCATCCGGGACGCTACGGCGCGGGAACGCCACGCTCCCGGGATCTGCTTTGCTGTGGCGGTCTTTCGCGCCTCAGTGCGTCCCGAGCGCTCTGCGACGAACGTAGGCGCTGCCTCGCGTGCTGCGGCGAAGACTGCGCGCAGTTTCCCGGCGCGCTCGGATCGTGGGCCTGCAAGTGCCGCTGGGCGCTTCGCGGCGATGATCGCCTTGTAGTTCACTTGCTCTGCCTTCGCGTCCTTGCTGAAGTTAACGTAAGCGTTGGATCCCTTGGCGTAGTGCCGGAATCCACCTTCAAGCAAGTGCCAAATCTTTTGACGTCCACTGGAGTTGCCCGCCTTCTTTCCGTACATGACGCCTACGCGCCCTGCCACTCCTGCTGACGCTTTACCGCCAGCGCGCCGGACATCAACCATGGTTGCGTTAGCGATGTCTTGACGGCTCCACGGATAGCCACGGTAACTGGCAGACAACCAAGTCCGAGTGAGCGCCACGCGCACGGGCTGCAAAGCCTTGCGCATTGATCGCTTCATGACGTTCTCGGCAACCTTGGGCCCAAGACGCGCAAGCGCCGTGCGGACGTTGCCGTCCACAAACTGCGTCTTCATTGTGATCTTGGTAGCCGTCATTCGGTTACCTCCGTCGCTTCCATCTCCAAGCGTCGGCGCTTTTGGTCACGGTCAAAGCAAGCGCGGATGTTGAACACGCGCTCGGTGCCGTTGTCTACGTAAAGCAGTCGGCTATTGGTGGTCACGGCAGGATGCCACGCGGCCAAGATGCGCCAATCGGAGCGGGCGTTAACGCCAAGATCGTCTACGACTTCGTTCGTTCGTGCCGTGTCAATGTGGCAAGCAATCTGTGCGACGCTTAGCCATGAGACTTCTGCCTGTCCAACGCTGTCGATGGTTCGAACGGGATTTTGTACCGTCATCGAAAGCCTCAGCATTCCGGATGGGACGTGCCCAGCCACTTACGCTATTCCTTTGCCCATCATTGATGTCACCCTGTCCCAGTAAGTCGAGTCGAGCGCGATGGTGTCATCGCCACGGCTTGCCACATGGTGTGCCACGCGCTGGAGTAGCGCCATCTCTAGCAGCGGATTGAGCGCCGCGTTACCCGCTGTTACGGTCAGCGTCACTGGGTAAGTCAGGTTGTCAATGTCCATATCGACGTAGATCAGACCGTTGATGACCACCTTCACGCACGTGCCAGTGAGCGGCACCGTAGCGCTATCGCTGTAAGCCACTGTAGTGCCCGCTACGTCGCCTTGGCGCTCAAGACGGAGATACAGACCGCCGTAGATCGTCACGGGCGCTGCGGGCACCCACTGCGTTCTTGTGACACTCTCCACGCACCACCCGGTGCGCTCTTCCAATTCGCGTACGGCTGCTGCCCATGCAATGCCAATAGCCGGGTCATCCTCCGTGTGAGGAATGCGGGCCCAACTGCGGAACTTTGCAATGTCTAAAGCCATTGTTCCTCGCTGTAGGTAGGTGGGGCCGAAGCCCCACCCACCTAAAGGATGAGAGGATCAGAATCAGACGTTGGTGACGCGCAGTTGAACGAGCGCATCCCCGCGGGTGATGTTCGCATTAGCGAACGACATCGCGGTGTACTTAACTTGACCAGTGGTGGCGAGGGTGATGTCGTCGCGGATCATCCCGATGCCTGCCCACTCGCGGATGCTGTAGGACTCGCGGATGTCTCCAACCACTGCCATCACGGTCTTCGCTCCCGAAGTTGTGACAAGCGCTGGGACATACGGAGTTACGTAAACTGGCAAACCCATCAAGGTTGCTGGTGCCGACCGGGTAATTCCGGCATCACTACTTGGCACAAACAGCGGCACATTGTTCACGATGATGCCAGCGATCGCCGCGTAGACGTCTTGTGGGATGATCCATGCGCAGGATGGACTATTCCAGTAAGCCGCTGGCAGAATCTCGTAGCGCATCTTCGTCAGGTTCTCAATCGTGACCGCGGACGTAGAGGTCGCAGCAGCCACCTTCAATGCACGGGTGTTACCTGTTGCAACAGTTGCACCAGTGCGAACGCCAGTGGTCGTAGTTGCAGGGTCAAAGATGCCTGTTGGCATTGCTGTGCCGCCAATACCTCCGATGAACCCGAAGGCCTGATTCTTGGAAATCTTCTTCTGAAGATCCATCATGACCTCGGCTTCGACGTCGAAGTTGGCTTGGCGCAACAGCGTCTGCGAAACCTGAGTGGTCGGTGAGCAGAGTCGTGGCGGCAAGAGCACCTCAGCGAGTGCCATGTCGTTCACAACGGCGTTGCCACCTTCCGCGATCCACGAACCAGTGCCGCCACCGTAGGCAGCGCTGGTCTGCGTGTTGTAACGGAGCGATGGGTAGCCAGTGACTCCACCGCGATAATCAGCCAACGAGCGCATGAAATCTTGGCTATCGAGGTACTTAAGAATCTCTGTCTCGTAGACAGCGGGCACCATGATCGTGCCAGCAGCGGTTGCTGGAGTGGTTGCGGTCGTGAGTGCGCGCACTTCAGGTGCAGCGCCACCCTTCAGCCAACCGATGAACTGGTCGCGGTACTTCTTGGTGTCGCGCTCTTCGCGTCCAAGTTCCATATCGCGCTTGGCGATGATTTCGACAGCGCTTGAAGACGCGAAACGCTCGCGCATTTGCGCGGAACGGATCTCGGCTTCAACGGTTGCGAGTTCGTTTGCGACTTCATGGCCGCGGGCTTCGACTTCCACGGTGAGTGAGTCTTGTGCGAGAATGGAATCGCGCTCTGCGGTGAGCGCCTTACGGCTTTCAAAGAGTTCGGACAGTTTCATGATGGCATCCTTAATCGCAGACGAAGCCGGGCAACGCCCGACAGAAGGGTTCTTGCCTCGACGCTCGTCTGCTGATAAGCGCCTTCGGACACTACGGAAATTTCGATCAAACGAACTTGATTGAGCGTGCGTGTGTTGCCGCTCCAAGAATCTGAGATCACGTTGAAGCCAAACGACATTTCAGAAAACACGCCCGCGGCTACAAGCGATCTCGTAGAGCGGGCAAGTTCTGTATCTGGCAAGGTCACTGAAAATGCCAAACCGTGTGCGTCGCTGTTCAGTTCAAGCAGTCCGCTCTTGGTGTTGGCCAGTAGGTCGCGCGAATCGTGACCGACAAGCAGCGAGATGTTGGAGCGAAGCGAGTTGTCGAACGCGCCGCGGGCAACCTTCTCAGTAAATGGTTTGCCGCCATTGAGGCCGCGGACGGTGAGCGGATGGCTCGGAGCGTCGTACACGCTGGCGTAGCCGCCGATCTTGTCGCCTTGCATATTGATCTTGGCGGTACGGATTTCAAGCAATGTCTTCACCTCCATCGATGTTTTCGGTAGCGCCGTCGCCTTGCATGGCGCTATTGCCGCCCGGCATGGACACGCTTGGGATGTCGAACTCATCGCCCTGAATAGGCGGGAGGCCCATTCGCTTGCGACCGTCGTTCGGTGAGAGGATCCCGGCGAGGACAAGTTTCGACAGCGCCATGCCCGCATCGCGCATATTGCCGCGCAGCAGTACGTCGGTATCAAGCCTTGCGTGTTCGCCGGGCCCGCAGAGTTTGCGCGTGATCTCCGACTCCCACGCGGTTACCCATTGGGCTAGTGCGCCGTCAACGTAGGCGCGTGCTGTTTCGGATTGTGAGGACAGCGCCCCGCCGCCCTGCTGGTAAAGCATTTCGGGCGGTACGCCGAATGCGCGGGCGATCTCTTGGATAGAGAACTTTCGCGACTCAATGCTGGTCGTGGTTGATTCAGCGCTGATGCGTTCAGCCTTCATGCCTTCGCGCAGGATCAGCGGGCGCGAGGCACCTTCCGCGGTTGCGTGCATGGTTTGCCAGGCGTCGCGGATGGCTTGCACAGTTTGATCACTCATGGCTCCGGGATGTGAGATGCTCACTTTTCCCGTACTGCCCGTGCGC